AACCATTGGGAATATAATATCCCCTGCCGCTAAAGAGGCTGTAGTTATAGTGGTTTCATTTATAGCAATTAACTTATTGTTATTGTTTAATCCTGTAACAGCAATTTCATCAATAACTACAGGCTGAAGGTCTGAAGCATCCCCTGCAGTAGGCGTTACCTTACACAAAGCAAAAGTTATAGTATTAGTGCTGTTTGCTGTAATCCAACCGAAAATAGCAGTAACATTACAGGCTTCTGGTATAACACAAGACTGTCCAATTCTAAACACATTTGTTACTGTCATGGTTGTTCCAGCAACAGTAGCAGAACCAAAATTTAAAGCCATTTCGTATGGAGACTTAGTATCTGCAATATCCTCTCCATAAGTGTAATTTGTAGCACCTGTTAAATATCCTTGCATTTGATAGTTAGTAGTTCCCATTTTAGATTTAGATTGCCATTGCAAATTTCCATCTGTTAAAGTAGCACTACTTCCTATAGTTTTTCCTAATACAGTATTGTTATAGGCACTTTCAAAACCCTTTGGATTATGCCTGTTAGCATCTTTTAAGTTTTTATGTTCGTTTGCAGCCATTTTTTTATTTTTTAACAATCATCACAAGGACAGTAATTTTTCCAACTATCATAATTTCTAGTAGGTCTTGAATATATACTGTCATACATTATTATACCATGATTCTTATAAACATTTTCATTACAAGGCTTATTAGATTCGTATGTTGGGTAACTACCAGATTGGTCATCATCATTAATGTAATCCAACATATCTTTTAAATATATTTCAGCCTTTCTATATGTGTCTTGCTTATAAGCATTTAATTCTGCTGGGTCTATAATAGTAGCAAATTCGTCTATATTATGTACAATTCCAGCACTTGTACTGTTACTTTGCACTTCATTAATCACCTCAAATCTAACAAACCAGCACAAACATCTAACCAAAAAGTCAGTCATTAATGTTTCATTTGCTGCTGTTAAAGTACCAGCATGATGTTGTGTTTTCAACTCTTCATAAAACTTTTTACCTATAGCCTCTTTTAAGTGTGCTAATTCAGCAAGAAGTATTGTATTGTTAGATATTAAAGCAGTATCAGTATTAGCATTAGTAAAACTATTACTTATAACTTCTGCTGCTGTTACTAAAGGATTGTATTGGTTTACGTTTGCCATAGTTATTGTTTTGTTTCAGTTACTTGTAAATCCCCTGCTTCATCATCTCCCTCACCATCTCCATCATCATCTCTTGTTACTATAATTTGCTCTCTGTCAGTTATAAACATATTACCCTCTTCTAACATTGGCAAGTCTTCATCTAACATTTTTCTTTGCTCGTTTATAGTTAAAATTGCTTTAGGGTCTATTTGAGTAGCAAAACTAATTGGTGGCTCATAGTGTATAACAAGTTCTTCAGGCAAGAATCCTAACTCTCTAAATAAAACAGTTCTAATACCATTTAATAATAAATCAGAAGTGTCTTTAATTACAGTAGTCATCGCTAAGTCATAAGCAATTCTAATCTCACTACCTGTATTATTCATTTTACCTGAACTAACTAACCCACTTAATGATGGCTGCCATCTGTGTGCAGTTACAATATTTTGGTCTGTTATACGTTGTAAGTCAATCCAACTACCCTCTTGGTCGTCTTTTATAATCTGAACATTTGCCTGAGAAGCATCACCATTCTTAACAATAAACATTATTTTACCATTATTGCCATCACCAACAAACTTCTTTTGTGCCTCTCTAACTAATTTCTTAGCCTCTTCTTCACCCATATCGCCATTAATTTCAATAATAGCAGATGGCTGAAAACCATTCTTAAATTTAGTGTGATTCCATTTACCAATTTCATAGTCTACAGCAATATGCTCTAAGGCAGCCACATAATCTGGTAAACCATAGAATTGAAATGTTGGCTCGTAATCCTTAAATTGTATTACAAACCTACTGCTTCTAACTCTTGGGTATATTGGTATTATAGAAAGTTTATCTTTCATAGTATTGTACTTAGCCCAGTCTGGGTGTACATATACTTCTTTTTTATTTTTAGATGCTCTAACAGTAGTTGCATCTATGTGATATAGATTTAAACCACCATCATACAATACGCCTTCTAAATAGGCATTACCAAAGGTGTAATAATCATCTGCTAGTTTCTTAAAAACATCTCTAAGAGATTCTCCATCAGCATTTACATCTTTAATATATTCTTTAACAGTTTCATTGTTAGTTACAAATTTAGCACCACTTGTGAAAACTGATTTTTGTGCTAATACACTTCTGTGTGTACTAGACTTTCTTTTAAGTTCTGCTAAATATTGAGGAAACAAGTTGTTTGTACCAAAAGGTATAAACTTAGTTCTTACTTTTGATAAATCTTGTGGCTCTTCAATATGTTCAGGTATCGCTAAATTAAAAACTCCAAATTCAAAAGTATTACTCTTTTGAGTCTGAAGATTCTTTACCTGACTTTTTCTTTTTGGTTGCTTTCTTTGGCTCATCTTTAGTCTTTGTAGTTGATAGTTTTTCTACTTTGTCAGTCATACTTAATTCTTCATAAGCATACGCCAACTCTTCTTGAGTCGCTATAGCCCATTTAATTTTAAAGTCACCTTTATAGGTTGTTCCTGCTGATAATTTTGCTTTATATTCTGCCATAATTGTATATATTTTTAAGTGTGGTGAATCTATAACATTATTACCACAATTACACATATTTTAAAAAAAGATATTAATAGGGAAATGTTATAAAACTTTTTACGAACAAAGTTCAACCTATTATCATACCTTATGTTTATTATGCCGCAGTTGTTGCTGTTAATGCAGAAGTATCTACAGTAACTGTACCAATATACTTTCTAGGTAACTCAAACTGTCTTGCAGTTAAAGTAACTGTCATTCCACTTTCGTCAGAATAAGCAGCACCTGTACCTCCTTCTGCAGAAGTGAAGTTTAAGTAAGTTTGACTTTTTGCAGCCACATCTTCATTTGCATATTTCTCACTAGCACCAATCACCCACCATGAGCCATTAGTATCTTTTACTGCCCCCATCATACAAGTGTCTAGCATTGCTTGAATCTCAGCAAATCTATCATTGTTAATCTGTGGTATCATAAAAGTTAGAGTACACTCAAATGCAGTTGAGCCATTTTCTTTAGTAGCGTTTACTGTTAATGCACCAGTTTCATTTTTATTTTCAAAAACAAACCATGCTGCAGCAGAAGAACTTGTAAGAATACTGTCTATGTCATGCTCTGAGGCAGCGTTCCCATATACAACAGCGTCATTAGTGTTCCAAGACCTTAAAAGTATTTGAGTAATACCGCCAGTAGACTGTAAATTACTACATTCAACTCCTATTCCTTTATCTATTGCCATTTTATTATTATTTTATTAGTTATTAGAAGTAATTAAGAGAGGAGGACTAGCCTCCCCTCTATTATTACATTATTGTTTAGTAGAATATCCCCCATTGAACAAGTGAAGGGTACAAGAATTGCACTCCTAACTTGAAGTATCCTCTGAAGAACATTTTCTCTTCTAAGTCATCATAAAATACTTTGAAAGAACCTTCTGGGTCTGTTACATCAGAACCTATAATTAAGTTCTCTACTGCACAGTAACAAGCCCCCTCAGTACCATTAACACCACCTCTTAGGAATAATGCTGGGTCAGTATCTGCTAAGATAGTATCCCACTCATACATAGGAACTAATTCAACACCCCTAAACTTAACAACTAATACACCATCTTGTTGGTTAGTAATTGCTAAATCAGCAGAAGTACCCTCTAGGTTTGTCAAGTAAGCATTGTAAGTCTTTGGAGTTACAAAGATTTTCTTTTCTGCCGCAGGCACTTGTTGTAATGCTGCTGGTGCAGCGTCATACATAGTTCTTAATAAATTAAGAGATTCATTTGATGTAGGTGCTGTAGGTGCTACTGCACTAATTTCAGTTCTTGA